AAAAAAAAGAGGAAGAAAACCAAAAGGAGGAAAAATAATTGAAAATATAAAACCATCAATAAATAGTGAAGAATTAAAACCTAATATTATTTTACATTTAAAATGTAATTCAAAAGATTTAGATGAAAATTTAAAAGATGATCATTTAGAAAGTTTTACTTTTTCAGATAATAAAATAAATGATCTGGGATATAATTTTTTGAAGGAAAAAAAAGAAAATATTATAAATGATTCTTGTTCAGAAAATAATATGAATATTATTGATTATAATAGTGACCTTGATAACGAAGATAATTCTGAAAACTTGCAAAAAGATATTTACAAAAAATTAAAAGAATTATCAATAAATTTACATACTAATAATATTCCTGATAAAAAGTCTTCGTGTTTTTGGTGTACTTATGATTTTGATAATCCACCTATTTTTATTCCGAAACATGAAATAAATGGTTCATATCATTGTTATGGTTGTTTTTGTTCTTTAGAATGTGCGTGTGCTTTTCTAATGGAAGAGAATATTGATCAGGCTAGTAAATTTGAGAGATATGCTTTGTTAAATTATATATATGGTAAACTATATAATTTTGAAAAAAATATTAAACCTGCACCAAATCCATATTATACATTAGATAAATTTTATGGTAATTTATCAATCCAAGAATATAGAAAGTTATTAAAAACAGAGCGTTTATTATTAATTGTTGATAAACCTTTATCAAGGCAATTACCAGAATTACATGAAGATAATGATGATTTTTTAATTAATAATAAAGTTGGAATTAATATTTCAAGATATAAAATTAAAAAAGGACAAAATAATCAGACTAAAAATTCTATTATGCAGGATCAATTTAATAAAAATATTTAATTTTGTTTATTTTTTTCTAATCTATCATTTAATTCTTGTTGAAATCTTCTATTTCTTTCTCCAGAATCCATCATATTTCTTATTTCTTTATAAATAGTCTGTTGAACATTAATGCTTTTTTCTTCTATTTTTTTAGGATTTGGATTCATATAATCTTTTATAACTTTATGAAAATTAAAATTACACATTTTTAATTTTTCATAGGCTTCTTCGGATGTCATGTCAGTTTGTCTTAAAACAATTTCTATAATTTCATTTTGTATTTTTTCATTTCTTTCTTGTAATAATTCTTTTTTTGTTTTATTATTTTCCTTAATATTTTGTGAATTTTCTGAATCCTCACAATTCATAAAATAAATAATTATTTTTATAAAATATATTAAACGAAAAACATTTTAGACATATATGACTGAATCTAAAGAAATAAATATTGATAATTTATTTGAGAATCTAAATAAAGATATTACTAATTTATTAAATTGTAGATTAACTCCATTGATTTTAGATTTAAAGTCTGCAAATTCAAATTTAGATATTATTAAAAATATTTTATTTTCTTTACCTGAATATCAAAATCTTTTATCAGAGTTTAAAAAAGTAAAAGAAGAAAATATAGAGTTAAAATATCAACTTAATAATAGTGGAATTCAAATGGAAATAACTGAGAAATCAAGCGATAAAGTAGAAAGTAATAAAGTATTAGATTATTCCATTAATACAGATAATAAAATAATAAATTTTAAAGAAGTATTAGATATAAATAATAAAGTTTTAGAAGATGATCCAAATGGAAATGATTCTGATATAGTATCTACAGAAGAAAGTAGTGATTTATCAGATTCCGAAGAAGAAGAAATACCTGAAACTACTAATAATGTTAAAAATGAAATGGAAGAACAATTAAAAATAGAAAAAAATACTTTAAAAGAAACAGATGCTGATAAAGAATCAGAGCAGGAAGATGAAGCTGATGGAGAAGAAGAAGAAGAACATGGAGAAGAAGAAGAAGAGGATAGAGAAGCAGATTCAGGAGAAGAGGAAAAGCAAGTAGAAATTAAAGAAGAGAAAAATAAAGAAATATCTGACAAGCAAGAAGAAGAGATGGAAGAGGAGGAGGAAGATGAAGAAGTTTTTGAAATAGATATAAATGGAAAAACTTATTTTACCACAGGAAAAGAAAATGGTATTGTATATGAATATATAGAAGAAGAGGATGATATTGGTGATAAAGTAGGAGAATTTAAAAATGGAGAATTAATATGGAAAAACAAATAAAGTATAAATAATATATATACATGAATATTCTTAATTTATGTGGTCCTGTTGTTCTATATTTGGGATTTTCTATTATTCAAATTATAATTGATATTTTTAGAGAACATTATAATGTAGCATTACTTAAATTTTTAGTTATGATTATATTTTCAGTAGTATTAAATATTTTGTGTCAGCAAAATCTAGGAATTATTGCATGGATGATTGTTTTTATACCATTTATCTTTATGACTGTAGTAACCACATTATTATTAACTAGTTTTGGATTAGATCCTAGAATGGGAAAAATGCAGGAAAGAAATTTACAAATGGAAAATTTACATAGACAATCAGCAAAAAGTATAGGAAGAAGTGTAGGAGATGAAATAGCGGATAATCTTTATCAAAAATTTAATGACTCTGATGATCTAGATTATGATAAAAAATACCCTTCAAATCCATATAAAAAACATCACCATCATGATCATCATCAAGATACAAATGGTAATATAGTCGGAGGCTGTGCTGGAACAAGATATGGTTGTTGTGAAGATGGTACTACTTCATCGAATAGTGATGGCTCAAATTGTCCATGTAAGCCAGGAGATTTAGGATGTGATAAAGGATCCAAAGGACCACAACAAAATATAGGTGGAGATCCTAATACATGGGGACCATCTAATCAACAAAATATTGGTGGAGATCCAAATACATGGGGTCCATCTGATAAAAATAAATATTTTAATCCAGCTTTAGATGTACAATCTGCTGGAATTAAAGAAGCAAAAAAAATGTATAAAGAAGAACAGCAAAGAGGATATAATTTATTAAATTAGAAAAAATAATATTTATTATAATAATTTAGATAAATATTATTATTCTATTTATATGGAAATATCATCGTATTTTAAAATAGCTTGTTTGTTATTATTAACAGTTAATTATAAGAGAATAAATTTTTATAAAATACCACTTAAAATAATAAAATATTTAAATAAAAATAAAAATAAAAAATTAAATGAGGAGGTTAAAGAATTAATATTTATAAAAGATGGTCAAGAAGAGATAATTTATGATATAAATAAAAATGTAATAATTAAAAATGATCTTAGAGAAAATCTTTTTCAAATTTCTAATTATCAATATGATTTTTTGATATATAATGATAACAATAATCTAATAAGGTTAAATAATATAGGAGATTATTTTAACATTCAAGATAATGGATACGTAATTAAGAGACAACTTTTTCTTTCATTAAAATTAATAATTAAAAAATCAAATGAAATAACACTTGAATTAAATATCAACCTTAAATTACATAATTTTTTCATAGAAAATAACAAAATACTTGATTATCCTTTCATTAAATGGTATGCGAATAAATTTTTAAATTTGGAATTAGATAAAGAAGATGATTATTATTTCATACTTTTAGATAATAATATTAAGGAATATAAACTTAATAAATATAACAAAATAGTAATAACAAATGAGTATTTTATTATTGAAGATGATCAATATTGTTTAGTTGAATAAAATAATTATAATAAATGATATAAATATTTTAAATTATATCATTTATTATGGAAGTTGCAGAAATTTCCAATTTTCGTCAACTAAATGATTGTTGGTGTTTATGGGCACATTTACCTCATGATGCTGATTGGTCGTTAGATAGTTATAAATTGTTATATAAATTTAAAACTGTGGAAGAAACAGTAAGTTTAATTAATAATTTACCAGAAAGATGTATAAAGAACTGTATGCTTTTTATAATGCGTGAAAATATAAATCCTATTTGGGAGGATGAAAAAAATAGAGAAGGCGGTTGTTTTTCATTTAAGATAGGAAATAAATTAATTAAAGACATATGGGAAACACTAACATATTCCTTAGTAGGAGAAAATATTTTTACTAGTGAAAAAAATAACCTAAAAATCAATGGTATAACTATTTCACCAAAAAAGAATTTTTGCATTATAAAAATCTGGTTAAATACATGTGAGTATCAAGATCTTAAAGGATTAAATGAAATTTTAGATTTACAAAATGAAACTTTTATATTTAAAAAACATTTATCTGAATAAAAAAAATATAATATATTTTATATGAAGAAGACAAGAATAAATAGAAAAAAGAAAAAACATACTAAAAGAAAAAAATCATTAACTCATAAGGCTAGAGGTATCATATATCATGATGAAAATTTATGGGATTACCAGAATGTAGCTATGCATAGAGATAAAATAAAAACTTTAAGACAAAACCATAGAGAAATTAAGAATATTTTATCAAAAAGATTAAATTCAGATCTTGCTAGAAATATAGTTGGTAGATCTCCTTTAAATACTTTACATCCTTTCTTAAAAGAGGATATTGAAAGAGTAGCAGAGAAATTTACAAGAAATAGAAAAAATAGTTTATCATCGCATAAAAGTCAAACTTACAAAAGAAAATAAAATATTATTATTAATTATATGCAAATTTATAAAAAAATCCCAGATTTATTTTATTTTTTGTTTCCATTAATTAGTGGATATATAACTGTATTTTTTTGTCCGATGGACAAAAATAGTGGAAAAAAAGTAAAGTTTAGACCTCCCCCATATGTTTTTGGTATAGTTTGGCCTATTTTGTATTTATTATTAGGATATGCTTGGGTATCTTCTAAAGAAAATACAATTTGGTATTTTCTATTATCTATATCATTATGTGGATGGCTGATAGTATATTCTTGTCAAAATAATAAAAAATTAGCTATTTTTGTTTTATTAAAATCTATTTTATTATCTTTATTTTGTTATACAATTTCTAAAAATCTCTCTAAACTTTTATTATTACCTTTAATAGTTTGGCTTAATTTTGCTCTTCTATTGAATGTTTTTGAAGTTTCAAATATTTAAAAAGTATTTAAATATAAATTATTTAGTTATTAATTATGAAAATTGCAATAACAGGAATATCAGGAGTTATTGGATCAGTATTATATGAAGGATTAAAAAATAAATATGAAATAATTGGTTTTGATTTAAATAATAGTGATAATAATATAGATCTTATGAATCCAGAAGGAATTTTTAATGGAATTGATATAGTTATTCATCTAGCTGGTAATAAAAATAATACTGATGTATTTGAAAATTTATTAGAACCTAATATAATAATGTGTCAACGTGTATTTGAAGAATGTAAAAAAGCTAAAGTTAAAAAAGTAATATTTGCTTCTTCGAATCATGTTCAAATTAAAGGTTTTAGTTTTGAAGGATTTGGTAATCCAGTTAATAGATTAGAAAAATATATTTTATCAAATAAAGATGAATATTATCCAGATTCATTTTATGGAGTAACTAAAATATTTGGAGAAATGCTTGGAAAATATTATTCTGAAGTTGAAAATGCTTTTAATTTTATAGGAATTAGAATTGGTTGGGTTATAAATCCTGAAGATGCTCCAGATACAGATTATTTTAATTGTATGTGGTTAAAAAATGAAGATTGTATAAAGGTATTTATAGATGCAATAGAGAATCCAAATAAATTTGATATATTATATGGAGTAAGTAGTGATGATATTTATAAAAAAGAATCATAAAAAAGAAAAGATTAATCTTTGTTAAATAAATCAGTTAAAATTATATGAGATAAAATTGGAGAAATCCACCAAAATTCTCCAAATATTATATTAAATTTATAATATAAATTAAAATTATAGGCTAATACTAAAGAACTTATTAAACCTAATGGAAGTTGTTTTTTAAATAAATTATTATCTTTTTTATATAAGTTATAGTAATGCAAAGGAGTGTGAAAAAATGATAAATACAATTGAGAAATTATAGGAAATCTTAACCAAATAAAATGTAATCCAATTGAAGGAATAATTTTAATATCTTTAGATATATGATAAATTGATGAAGTTATTAAAATCATTTTTTTATTAATTATTGATAGTGGTTGGCAAAATAAAAATATTATAAAATGAGTTTTTAATGTTAAAATTGGATTTTCTAATAAATCTGTAGATCCATGTCCAACCGTAGGTAAAAGTAAAGGATATTTTATATTCATTATTAAATATAAAATATTTATAATAAATTATATTTACGAAGAAGGGAGAGGAGCTAAGCATAAACGTATAGATCCTAAAGAAGCTACATTATATTTTACTACTAAAGGTAAATTATTTTCTAAGTACATTTCAATTTGACTACAAAGATTTGTACATTTAATAAAATAACTTAGATTTTTTAAAGAAAATTCTCCTTGAATAACTTTACTTGAATCTTGTTTTTGAACAAACTCCATATTTCCATCGGATTCGGTTCTTCTAATTTCTGCTTCTGCAAACTGACCTCTACATTTAAAAATTAATTCGCTACCAACAGATTTTATTTCTAATTTTTCAGATATACATGAGAGATCTCTGATAATTTTTTGAAAATCACTTGAAGGCATATTTAAAATTGAAGAAAATGTAACATCTGGAATTTCTAATTCATCTGTATCCGGTTCTATTAATCTTAACTTTTGTACTTTACATTGTTTTATATCTCCATTTTCAAATTTTAAACCTAAATGATGAACAATACCATCACAATAATCTGATTCTTCTATATAAATTGTTAAGGTATCATCATTATCAATTGTATTGATTAACTTAAATAAATGAAACATATTAACACCAATTACAATTTTTTCTAATTGACAATCATATAGTTCGAAATTTTTTGATCCCAAAAATAAATGTGCTAGAATTGTATGTGATTTGTCCATATTTATAATTCTAATACCATCTTTTTGAAATGAAATATTAGTTTCTAATAAAATATCTTTTAATGCTGTCATTAATGTTCTAAATGGTGCAATTTGAACAGTTTGAATTGTTAATACATTTTTATTATTTGACATTATATAGATCAAATATTTAAAAAAATCTTTAAATACTTATATTAATATAATGTATCTTAAATAATTTATATTATATTAAAAAATAGGCATAAATAATAATGTATTCATTAATCTAATGAATATTGAAATAGATACTCAAAAAAAAAAATTAAATAATATATTAATTAATTTATTTGAAAAGTATAAAAATAATGAAACTATTTTAAAAAAATTAGAAAATTATATAGATGAAAACTTAGAAAAACATCTTGATAATATATGTTTAAAAGAAAATAAAAAATATATAAATTTATTGGAAAATGCAAATCAAAGAGAAGAGAGGAAACAACAACTTATAGAAAATCAAGAAAAGTTTATAAATAAATTTTTAAATACAAATAGATATTTATATATAAATTCTACTGAAATTTTTGTTTATTATGATAATAATAATTTTCAAACTCAGAAAGAAGATGATATTTTGCATAAAATTTTAACTTCAATCTCTCAAATGAAAGAATTAACACCTTGGAAACATAAAGTCAAAATATCTTTAATAAAGAAATTAAAAGATCTATCAATTACTAATGTAATTCCTGAAAGATATACTATTCAATCTTGTATTAATATTTTTCTTCAAGAATTTACATATAAAGACGAGTGTAAATATTTTTTATGCATAATCGGTGATATTATTAATAAAAAAAATGATAATTTGATATATTTAATTAATATTTCCGCAAGAGGATTGATTAAAATCTTATCAGATCAGTGTTACTATTATTTCGGTATTAATTTAAATAACTTTATTAAATTTAGATATCATGAACAATTAAATCATAAAAATTATAGATTATTAAATATTAATAATACAAATAGAGATTTAAATAATATTATTAAAAATTCATTAAATATTTTTTGTGTTGGTTTACACTATTCAAAAAGATATATAGATTCTGAAAATTTCCTACAAGGAGATATTAAAGAAGATATCTCTCTATATTCTAATTATCTAAAAGATAATCCTATAGAAAGTATTATTCAAGAATTTATTGATAAAAATTTAATCGCTAATACTAATAATACTATCTCTCAAAAAAATATGCTTTATCTTTGGAAATTATTTCTGGATGAACGTAATCTTCCTAATCTTATATTTCAAAATACATTAAAATCTTATCTTAAAAATAAAATTAATTTTTCTGAAGAAAATGACTGTTATATTAATGTTTTTAGTAAATCATTACCTTTAGTTAGTAAATTTATAGAATTTTGGGATATTAATATAGTTGAAGAAATTGATGAGCTTGGTATTGAGATTCAAGAAATTAAAATGCTATTTAATCTTTGGAATAAATCTCAAAATAAAATAGCAACAAATTTTATTTTAAATATAATTAAATATTATTATCCTGATACAATTATTGAAGAAGATAAATATATATTAAATATATCTTGTCATTTATGGAATAAGAGAGAAGATATTAATAAATTTCTTGAAGAAACTAAAAATACTTTATTTGAAAATAATGAAAGCTATCCTATATCATTAGATTATTTATATGATATATTCTTAAAAGATAGTAAAAAATATTTATCTATTATTAAAAAACAATATTTTATAAAATATTGTGGAGAGATATTATCTAACTACATGGATGAAGATTTATTAATTAATTGTAATTGGTGGAAAGACTAAATATGTAGTTGAAATACTATAAAGAAAAATGATACTAGAAAAAATTGAGTTGTTGTTAAACTTAAATGTGCCATTACAATTGCTATTACAAATAATAAACCTATATGCACTGCTTTAAAATATTTATTTATTTCTTTATTGTCTGGGTAATTAATCTTATAATATAAAACTGTTGAATATATTATTATAATTAAAAAAACCTCAATCTTAAATGCTGGATCACGAAATTTTTTAGCAAAAAATTTATATGGTTTATTTCCCATATCTAAATTATTTGTTAAAATTCTCCAAGCCTCAAATATTACAACTCCTGTTATTATTGTTAAAATTCCATATTTTAAATTATTAAAATCTAATAAATTATATTCCATTATTATTATTTTATATTTTTATTTTTTTTTTCTTTTTTTTTTTTTTTTTTTTCTTAAAAACTTACTTTTTTTAACTTTCTTTCTTTTTTTTAATGTTTCTTTTTTTTTCCTTGATTTATATTTTCTTGTCCTTTTTTTTAATTTTCCACCTCCTTGTATTTCTAAACTTCCATGTGGCCACCAATTTGCTGATTCTACAACAAATCCTTTACCATTACTTGATTTATGTTCTAGCCAAGTTTGTAAACCTTTATTGCAATCATTATGTGAATTTACTGCAACAACTGGAGCTATATCACTTGGAACTCCATTATCTATTAAACATTCTGTAACACCTGGTTTAAGATATGGTTGACTTCCTGATACATTAATAGGTTCTGGTTGATGGGTTTGTGAAGCAACCATTATTGGTATATTACTTGTATCATTTGACATAATACATATTGTTTAGAAAAAATATATTTATATAATAAATATGAAATTAACTAATAATATTATTGATAAAGAGAAATCAAATAAAGATAGAATTATTGGTGTTAAACGATGGGATCATTATAAATGTAGAAAAAATAAAGAAAAACTTTCACCAAAAGAAAATTTTAAATATACAATTGGGTTAATTATTTTTTTATTTATATTTGTTTTAATAATTCCTTATTTTTTATATAAATTTAATTTAATTACTATTTTATTAGTTTATTTTTTAAATATTGATTTAGTTGCTACTTTGGTTGGAAGTATAGAAAGTCCTATACATGATTATTTTAGATATTTATATTCAGATTCTACTCCATTTATTGGCTATATTTCTCAAACTATTATCTCTCTAATTGTTCTGGGTGCTGTTTTTTTAATTGTAGCTGGTAGAACTAAGTCTTCTAATTTAGGTATAGCTTTAATAAGATACTTATTTACAATTTTAATTACATTTTTAGCACCTAATAGATTTATTTCACAAATTATGCATAATACTTATATTTTTCTTAAAGATAAACAATTATTTATTAATTTAGCTCCATATATTTCTACAATACCAGCATTTTTGTTAATCTATTTTATTATAATATTTGAGGCTTTTTGTTTAGAACATTTTTCAAAACCATTAGGTAATTATTTTAATAAATATATTATGAATCTTTCTTTTATAGATCATATTGAAAAATATAGAAAATAAATAATAATAGACTTTTTATTTATTTTTTAATTTAATCTGTATTTTTTGCTACTCTATTTTCACGATATTTATTACCTTTTTTTTGAGAAACTGCTTCATCTAGTTCTTTATCTGGCATCTCCTGTGTCCAGCTTTCAGAATCTATTTCACTGACTTCGCTATTTTTAGAATCAGCTTTTTCATTACCTTTTTCTTTAACACTATTTTCATCATTATTAATTTTATTTTTTCTAGGTCTCCCTCTCTTTTTTTTTTCAGGAAGAGGTTTGCTTTCTTCCAATGCTTTAGAAACTTCCTTTAATGCTAGTTTATCTTCACTATCTCTCATTATAAATAAACTTAATATAATAATAAATACTAAAAAAATAATGCTGACACTGCTATTTTGGTTTTAATTTATTTCAATAAATAATAAAAGTTATAAATTTATTATTTATTTACCATAGTTTTTTTCCAGATTTTGTCTCATAAGCTCTTCTTGCAGTTTTTCTAATATCTCCTTTTCTAGTTCCATGTTTTTTCTTAGATTTTAATGGAGATTTTTTAACAAATCCAAATTTACCTTTTTGAGTAAAATATCCATGTTTTTGAAGACGCTTGTCTTTTTTGGCTGTAAAATGCTTCTTTTTAGATACTATTTTGCCTCTTTTTGTCATTAGTAAATCAGATTTTACTAAATCTCCTTTAGTTTTGTACGCAGTTCCATGCCATACCTGAGCTCTAGATCCTATTAATTTTTCATATGAATGTCCTTTAACATGATATTTTCCATCTTTTCCTTTCATAACTTTTTTCATTCTATATTTATTAGTGATAAAAAAAAATTACTAAATTGGATTATTATTAGGATTTCTATTCCCTGTGCATTGTGGACATTTAGCTGGAGCTTTAAAAAGTGGACAAGGTTCTACAACCCCACACTGATCTCCTCTTGATATAAACACAACAGTATTTTTACGATGTGCAGTTGCATTTTGAATTATATTTGCATTTTGTCTCTTTTTAGCTAATAAAGATCCCATAGTGGCTATATATTTATAAGGAAGAGGTTGTCCTGCTATTGGCTGATAATTTATTGATAACCAAGGTCTTGGTCTTACCCACTTACAATTATATTGACCATTTAAACATCTACCTTCTAAAAAAAATACACTTTGAGGTCCGTCAGGATTTGGATTTGCGTCAGGACCTACATTCCCACCACCCGGTATTGGTGGATTAAAAGGTTCTGGTTCCGGTTCAGGTCCTGGTGGTGGCTTTTCCCCTGGAAAACATATATGAAATGCTGCAGATGCTGTATTGGATAGTGAATATAATCTATTTGATATTCTGCCATCTGGTTCTAAAATATTATTTGATGAATTTTGTGTATTTCCAGAAATGAAAGAAAAAAATGAATTATTATTAGTTTTAGGATGTCCTTCAGACGAGGTTCCTCCACCACACCAGTCACAATTCCAACCAGCTATATCCTTGTTGGGAGGGTCAGGTAGGGGAGTCTGTGGTGTGTTGTTCGTTGGCAAAGGAGTGTTTCCGGGACCACCACCTGAGGGCGAGGAGGGGTTCTGTGCCTCGAGTGCCATTGGAATTTGATTAGGAACCCATTGTTGTCTAATAATAGATGTATATAAACAATAAGATAAATCTTTTAAATTAGTTAAAGTTGGTTCAATTTCTCCCAAAACCCAAGGCTGATAAAAATAATCTAAAAGAGAAAGAGATGGAGCATAATTCATGTTTTCTTGAGTGGGATCATATTTTGGTGTCAAAAGCGATGACGGCGTAGAAGACGCCCCTTTGAATTTGGCTCGGGGAGTTTGAAAATAATTTTGTAATGAACCTTTAGGTCCTGTCACATTTTCTCTATTTGGTGCACTTTTATTAAGGCCTGGTATAAAGTAAGAATTATATCTAGGAGCTCTTGGATCTGAAGTATCACCATAAATTATTTGTCTACGTAATTGTGGAAGATCATCAATTAATCCTGGTTGTTGATTTTGATATTGACAAGCAGGAATTCCATCAAAGAATTGTTGACCTATTCCATCTTTAATTTCTGGAACACCTGTTGGCTTTGGAAAATATTTCCTAGCTTTGTTATTTTTAATACACAAAGGATATGCTTTTGTTAAGGGTTGGCAAGAATTTTGTCTATTTTCAATAAATTCATTGGTTCCATAACTAACTTGTTTTAAACCACCACATATCCAACTTGAGGATGAGGGATTTTCATAAGAATTTTGTGTACTTGTATTTACACATAAGTTATTTTCATATTTAGGTCTTTCATTACTTGTAATTGGTTGAGTAGTTCCCTGTAACTTCGATAAAATGTTAGGAGTCCATGAACTCTGAAATGGATTACTTAGAGATTGCCCTACAAAATTTGTCCCACTATAATCATAAAAACCTTTATTTTGTTTTATAGCTGCAACATTAGATGTGCTTGGATAAGTTAATATTGGTTTACCAAATCTCTCAGTAATTTCGAAACCTTGACCAGTAGTAGTAATTTCTTCTGTTAGATTATTTGGAATTGGAAAAGAGATACCTTTTAGATAACTTCCTTTATTTGCAGGATCCTGCTGAGCTCTTCTTTTCGTTGCATCTCCTGGATTTGTATTATTTTGTATACGTGAATATTGGTTTGCTTGATCTTGGTTTGCATCTGATTCACCATGTACAAATACTGGTGGATAGCTTGGCGGAATGTCTCCGGCGACACCATCTGGAAGTGGGGAGAATATTGACCCCAAATAGCTCCATATGAGCTATTGTTAGGAATAATGTCTAATAAAAAGAATTGTACACATACATCTTGTTTGCCAACATAATTCTCATGCAGCAAATTTTGATTATCTTTTGCTTGTTGGATCATAGCTGGACTCATCACATCAGGATTTATTACTTCCGGTCGAGGAACTGTTGTATTAGAGCCATTCACACCATCACCCTTCATTGCTCTTCTAAATACAAATGTATCTATTAAGATGGGAGCCGTACCATTTTTTGAATTTGATTCTAGAGTTCCTGGATAGTATGTCCATGGATTATTAATTGGATCTGGTCCAAATTTCATTTCAAAACCTGTTGCAGCTACAGGAGGATATTTTATTCTTTTATTAATTTGTTGTCTGGTTGGATACCATCCATTTAATGTATGACCTTTATAAAACATATCATAACTTGCGTTTGCATCTCCTCCACCTTTATAAACACCATCTTCGCTTTTTCCTGGCTTATATACTTTATTACGAGATGGAGGCCAATTAGAAGTCCAACCTCGAGTTTGTGGATATGGAATTTTCCATTGTAAAGCATCATTTTGCGTGCTTTGGGTACCAGGGTTTTGCATCGGATCCTTTGCTGAGGTATTACTTTCTTGAGCAAATGCCCATGATATAAATGGTTGTATAGTTCCAGGAAAATATGCATTATTAAATTCTGATGGAAAACCCTCAGGCATTCTTTCTGATGACTTCTCCTTGAAACCCGACGAGTAAGTAGGATTATCTTCATCATATAAACCTCCATATATTGCAAAACTAATGTCAAGTGGTGATCCATCAGTGAGTGTGCCGTTCGGATTTGGCCATCCATAACCTTTATATATACTCTTACTATTAATTTTGGGCAAACCATTTATAATGTCAATTGGATTAACTGGTTGTTGAGCATATTCTCCCCAACGGCCAAAACCTGCAAACTGCATGAAACCTGTCTGGGGGTCTTTTTGCTGGGGTGGTGGATTTGTTTGGTAAAATTGATTTCCCTTCCAGAGATAAACATTGTTTCCTGATTGATGACTAAAACGACAACCATAAGGTTTTCCTATTAAACCATTATTAGGATTATTTGGATCAGCTAATGCATCTTGTGGATATTTCCACCATCCCTTGGGATCATATGAATCTTGAGTATTGTTCCCGATCCATCCAGTGCCATATACTGCTGACATTGGTGGAGGGAAATTTGTAGGATTACTTTGGCCGCGGTTGATGCCCTTCTTGAGCGTGGTTAAATTAGAATCATAAAAATAATTCATATCTATGTCTGGAAATCTGCCATAGGGCGTAAAAGTCTTCATTTCATGTGGACTAGGATTATTGCTAATATCCCACCACCATCCACCCAAAGGTTTTTTGGGGGCACCTCCTGGATTTCTTGGGTCTAGTATAGTAATTTGTGGTCCTCCTGTTACAATTGGAAATGTATCACTATTAGGTCCTGTAGGAGCTCCAGAACTCGGATTTCCTATCCAACCATAATTGGGTTTTGAGGGGTCATAGGGAGCGGGTTGATAATATGCAGGAGTTTGGAGCCCGTTGGCAGACGTGTCGATTCTCTCACTGTTAAAAGTTCCATTGCCATTTGGATCGTCTCCCTTATAAGGTTGTTGCACTGGCATAAAAGGACCAGTCATAAACTGACTTCCAAAATATGCGGCGGTAACTCTCCAATCGTTGGCTCCTTTGGGAGCTCCTTTAGGGCCTGGTGTAATTCCCGGCGCTGTACCCGCCAAGCTACTAGGTGGATTTATTCCCCACCCAAGGGGAGTGTTAGGAACGCTCATCTTACCTATACCATTATTTAATTCATCCTCTGAATAACTAAAGAGTGCAGTTTCTTGTTCATTTTGTTTATTTCCACTAAAGAAATCCGCTGGATTTCGCCAGTAATCACCTTTTTTCCATCCATGTGGAGCTATTGGCCAGCCACCATTATAATAGTAATCAATGTTAAATATATTGGTGTTGGGCAACGGTGAGCCGTATCCTTTTAATCCAGATTGATCATAACCATATGCATTAGGTGGGCCTGGAGGAATACCCAAGTTAAACCCTAAGGGACAAGGACTATTAGGATCACCTTCTATATAATAAGGCATGAATCCAACCCATCCATTTGGTGTAAAACTATGTTCATATCCAACAGGATATCCGCCAGGTGGAGGGTCTGGCCATACTAGAGGATCATTTTTTGTTCCTTTACTATATCGGTCTTGAGGTTTTGACCAAGGTCCTGACGCAAAATTAACTGGTTGGGAACTCCCATAATTAGCTTTAAAATCAAACATTGAAACTGGACAGAAAGGTTGTCCTTGGGAATAAGGATGATTAAATTCAGAACTTCTTGATATTGGAGCTTGTCCTCCACAACATCCAATCAGGGGACAGATACCTTTATTACTTGCTGGTTCAAATATTTGTTTTGTTAATAAAGTCCATTGACCTTTATCACCAGTATTTATTTGTTTATTAGAATCATATTGATTTTGAATAACAAAATCTAGTACATTAGTATTTAAAGGATTATTAGAACTGAAATCTAAAGCTGGATTCGAGATAGCAAAACATCCACCAATATTAAATATTGACCCTTTTAAATCAGGTGCACCATAACAATCAGCCAAAATACCAGAACTAAATTTTTGTGCAGTATAAACATAAGAAAAGTTAGAAGCATCACTTAGAAAACATGCATAATTTCTCAAATTAAAACCATTTTGTTGATTAAGTTTAATAGTAGCAATACTTTGTTTCCATTGTACAGTACAATTATATGTATTAGAACTAGAATCAAGTTGAACGATATATGTAAAAGAAGGATTACGAAAAGAGTTAGATGTATCTTGTCCAGTATAATCAATAGAGGCATTAGGTCCTTGAGTTAAGTCTGCTCCATCACCATCAGTAACATTATACTGCACAGATCTTGTTGAGATAAGCTGTGGAAAATCTTTTGGATAACTAGGTTGGTTTTCTGGTTTTAATATTGTAATACCGCTAAGGGGAGGTTGTGCCATTATATAATAATGTCTATTATTTTTATATAAAAAATTGAAATAATTTAAATATAAAATAAGAAAATAATAATAATGTCAAAAAGTGAATTATCTAAACAGTATCAAAAAAAAAGCGATAAGCAACATGTTTTAGATAATCCAGATACATATATAGGATCAATTGAAAAGGTCGAGACAACTCAAAATATATTTAATGAAGAAGATAAAAAAATTTTTGAAAAAGAAATTTTATTAATTCCGGGTTTATATAAATTATTTGACGAAGGGATTGTGAATTGTAGAGATCATTGGGTAAGAATGAAAAAAGATCCTGAAAATAATCAAGTAAGTGAAATAAAAGTCGAAATTGAAGATAATATTATTTCTTTAACTAATGATGGAAATGGAATAGATATTGTAGAGCATCCAGATTATAATATTTGGATTCCGGAATTGATCTTTGGACATCTAAGAACATCTACAAATTATAATAAAGATGAAAAAAAAATAACAGGTGGTAAAAATGGGTTTGGATTTAAATTAGTATTAATTTGGTCAACTTGGGGTAAGATAGAAACTGTAGATCATAAAAGAGGATTAAAATATATTCAGGAATTTAAAAATAATTTAGATTTAATAGAAAAACCCAAAATTACAAAATTTAAAGGTAAACCATATACTAAAGTAAGTTTTAAACCAGATTATGAAAGATTAAAAATTGATGGTTTATCAAATGATATGATTTCATTATTTCAAAGAAGAGTGTATGATATAGCAGCTGTAACGGATAAAAGTGTAAAAGTTAAATATAATAATTGTCAAATTAATGTAAAAAGTTTTGAGCAATATTTAAATTTATATATTGGAAATAAAAGTGAAAGTCCAAGAATTTATGAACAAGCAAATGAAAGATGGGAATATGCAGTTTCATTAACTCCAAATGATGAATTTGTACAAGTATCTTTTGTAAATGGAATTTTTACAAGTAAAGGTGGTAAACATGTAGAATATATTTTAAATCAAATTGTTAAAAAATTAGTTAATTATATAAAATTAAAGAAACATATAGATGTTAAACCAACAACAATAAAAGAACAATTAATGTTATTTGTTAGATGTGATATTGAAAATCCATCATTTGATAGTCAAACTAAAGATTTTATGAATACTCCAATTTCCAATTTTGGATCTACTTGTCAGGTTAGTGATCAATTTATAGAAAAAATAGCTAAAATGGGTGTAATGAATACAGCAGCTTCATTAACTGAGATTAAAGAAACAAAACAAGCAAAGAAAACAGATGGTGTAAAAGTAAAAAATTTAAGACATATAACAAAACTAATAGATGCAAATAAAGCAGGAACAGAAAAATCTAGTGATTGTACAATAATTTTATGTGAGGGAGATTCAGCGAAAGCAGGAATTATATCTGGATTATCGAAAGAGGATAGAGAATGGATAGGAGTTTATCCAATGAAAGGAAAATTATTTAATGTGAGAGGAGAAAAAGATTTAAAAATTTCTGAAAATAAAGAAATTTGTGAAATTAAACAAATTTTAGGTTTGGAATTGGGAATGGAATATACAAAAGAATTGGTAAATAAAAAGTTAAGATATGGAAAAATATTATTTATGACAGATCAAGATTTAGATGGAAGTCATATTAAGGGATTAGGATTAAATTTATTTCATTATCAGTGGCCATCATTAACAAAGATAGATAATTTTATAGGATTTGTTAATACTCCGATTTTAAAAGCTCGTAAAAGTAATAAAGAATTATTATTTTATAATGAAGGAGAGTATAGAGAATGGAAATCTAGTGGAGAGAATAATGGTTATAAAATTAAATATTATAAGGGATTAGGTACAAGTACAGCAAAAGAGTTCAAAGAATATTTTCAAAATAAAAAAGAGGTAATGTTTAAAGAAGATATTGAAGATAAAATTGATAATATAGATATGATTTTTAATAAGAAAAGAAGCAATGATCGTAAACAATGGTTAGAAAGTTATGACAGAAAAAATTATCTTGATACAAGTAGAAATAATGTAACATATAAAGAGTTTATTGATAAAGAATTAATTCATTTTTCAAAATATGATTGTGATAGATCGATACCAGGTTTAATGGATGGTCTAAAGATTAGTTTAAGAAAGATTGCTTATTCAGCATTTAAGCGTAACTTAACAGAAGAAATAAAAGTTGCTCAATTTAGTGGATATGTATCAGAAATTTCGGGTTATCATCATGGAGAAGCAAGTTTAAATGGAGCTATAGTTGGAATGTCACAAATATTTGTTGGTTCTAATAATATTAATATGTTTGAACCTAGAGGTCAATTTGGAACTAGAAATCAGGGAGGTAAAGATGCAGCTTCAGAAAGATATATATTTACATGTTTGAATCCTTTAATTAGGGATATTTATAAAAAAGAGGATGAAAATATATTAGAATATTTAGAAGACGATGGAACACCTGTAGAACCTATATATTATGCTCCAATTATTCCAATGATTTTAGTAAATGGTACAAAAGGTATAGGAACAGGATTTAGTACAGATATTATTTCACATGATCCATTAGATATTATAGAATATTTAAAAAATAAATTAAATAATACAGATAATGAAATTTTAATTAAACCATATTTTGAGGGATTTACAGGAGAGATAATAAAAATTAATGATAAAAAATATTTAGTAAAAGGTAAATATAAAATTGAAAAAAATCAAGTACATATTACAGAATTACCTATTGGTTATTGGACTCAAGATTTTATAGAGTATTTAGCTAGTTTATTGGATAAAAAGAATCAAAGTGAAAAGATTATAGTTGATTTTAATGATACGAGTAATGATACAATGGTAGATATTAAGGTAACTTTTCAGGCTGGAAAAATAAATAATCTAGTAAATGAAAAAATAGATGAAAATATTAATGGTTTAGAAAAATTTTTAAAATTATATAATTATCAAACTTTAACGAATATGCATTTATTTGATTATAATGATAAATTAAAAAAATATGAAAATGTTAAAGATATAGTAGATGATTATTATATTAAGAGACTGGAATTATATGATAAAAGAAAAGATTATCAATTAAAAATTTTAAAAGATGAATTAGTAATTTTATCAAATAAGGCCAGATTTATTCAAGAAAATTTAGATGATATAATTGATTTAAGAAAAAAAAGTAATTTAGAAAATGAAAATAAATTAATGGAAAGAAATTATGATAAGGTTGAAAATAGTTATAAGTATTTATTAAAATTACCGATGGATAGTGTAAGTATAGAAAATTTTGAAAAATTAATGAAAGAAAAAGATGAAAAAGATAGTTTAATTAATAAATTAGAGAAATTAACAAATCGAGATATTTGGCTTGAGGAATTAAAAATTTTAGAAGAAAATTACAAAAATTATAAGATTATGAGATTTAATATTCAAAATGCATTAGAAGATGGGTTTAAAAAGGATAATAAAAAGAAATTACTTAAGATTAAAAAATAATTTACTAAATAGTTATTAATAAATTATATTTTTTTAAAACCATCTTTTAAATTCAACTGTTTTATCATCATCAGTAGCCATTATAGGGCGATCCATTAAAGTATATGTATTATTAATATCAAACATATATTTAGCATAACTAGTAATTGAAGAATAAATTTGTGGGATAGCATAATCTAAAACTAATTTATTTAGAGCATTTACTTGTTGAGGAATATCATTTAATAAATTTTTTGAATTTTCTAAATATATGGCTCTCATAATAATTTGAAGTTCATCCTGATCTTGTAAACCTAGATTATATTGACCATTAGTTTTTTGTTTAATTCCTTGAATAATTAAATTATTTAATCTTTGAACATTTTCTTGACCAAAAAATGCACAAGATAATTTAGTTTCACTCCAATTTCCTACCAAAGAATCTCTAAATGATAAATTTTTTCCAACATGAATTTTATCATGCATTTGAAATTGTGTATTTATATCAGGTTGTGGAATGTTAACTCTTCCATTTCCACATTGTTCAAATCTTCTGAACTGCATGTCAGAATTATCACAAGGTATTATTATTCTTCCATTATTATGAGTCATTATATTTACTGATAAGAAAAAAAATATAATTATTTATATATAATGGCTAGTTTTAATTCTGTTGTGTTAACTATAGCTATAGTTATTTTAGTAATATGTTTAGCTTTAATTGGATGGGGTATTTATGATACAGTCTATGGATCTGATGCAAAATGGCCTCCTATTATGTCTACGTGTCCAGATTTCTGGACTACAACAACAACTTTTTCAGGCGGTGATATGAAAAAACCAATTACAATGTGTAATAATACATTAAAATTAGGAAAAGGAGGAAGTAGTGGAGGAGGTAATGATTTTTGTGATAAATTTAATATTCATGACTTGAAAAGTGCTTGTAGTAAACATACATTAGCTACTGCTTGTGATATTACATGGGATGGCTTCGATGCAGATAATATTTCCTTAACACAAAAATGCAATAAAAATAATTAATTTTTTATATTAAAAAAAAATAATATATCATATTAAAGTTATGGATATGATATATTTAAATAAATTACCTGATGATGTATTAAATAATATTTTTATTTTTATAGATAATAGTGAAAAAATTTTTTTAAATAAAGATAATTATTTTAAATTTCATAAATTGGTAATGAATAGAATGGATGGTAGAATTTTTGAATGTTATTTGAGAGAAATGATTAGATTTGATTATAGTTTTGTTTTTGAACAAATATTAAAAGAAAAATTAAATTTTTGGTTAATTTATAATAAATGTATTAGATTTGAAAAATTTGTATTTACTAATTACTTTGAATATATAAAATATTTGATAAATAAATATGATAGTGGAAAAATCAAAAATAAATTTATATCTTATGTAAAAAAAAGTAAAAATGATAAATTAAAACAAAAAATTATAAGTATTAACAATAATAAATGGTTACATTAATACGATAAAATAATATAAAAAATTATATAATAGTTATAATAATGAATCATATTGATTTCAATAATATATTAAATAGGGATTCAATAAAAGAAGAAATAAAAAATTTGCTTAAAAATTTTAATCAAAATAAAAATAATTTTTCTGTTAAAAGAGGAATTTATATTTATGGAGCAGCTGGAATTGGTAAAACTGAATTTATTAATAATATATTAAAAGAATTAGATTATGATATAGTTAATTATGATGCTGGTGATATTAGAAATAAATCTGTAATTGATACAATTACTAGACAAAATATGGCTGATAAAAGTATAATAAGTTTATTTACAAAAGTTCAAAAACCAATTGCTATTGTTATGGATGAAATAGATGGAATGAATAGTGGTGACAAAGGTGGTATAAATTCTTTAATTAAATTAATTAGACCTAAAAAAACAAAAAAACAAAAGTTAGAAGAAATTTCATATAATCCTATTATTTGTATAAGTAATTACCATATTGATAAAAAAATAAATGAATTAATGAGAGTTTGTGAAAGTTTTGAAATTCCAACACCTACGGATGAGCAAATTATTATGCTTATTAAAAAAATTTTACCAAAAATCAGTAATAATAATGTATTATTAAAAAATTTAACACATTATATACAAGGTGATCTTAGAAAATTAGATAATATATTAAATATTTATAAAAATAAAAATAGTATAATTAAATCTGAAATTATTGAAAATATATTTTCATTAAAATCTTTAAATGAAGATGCTAAGGAAATTACAAAAAATTTATTGACTAAACAATATAGTTTTAAAGATCATAATACTTTAATGAATGAAACAGATAGAACAATAGTTGGTTTATTATTTCATGAAAATATAATAGACTATATTTCCTTAAAAAATAAAAAAGATAATATTAAATTATATTTAAAAATTTTAAATAACATATGTTTTTCTGACTATATAGATAGAATTACATTTCAAAAACAAATTTGGCAGTTTAACGAAATGAGTTCTTTATTAAAAATATTTTATAATAATAAAATTTTTCATCAAGAAAATAGTGAATCTAAAACTTTAAAAAAAGATATAAGATTTACCAAAATTTTAACAAAATATAGCACTGAATATAATAATCAAATCTTTATTCAAAATCTTTGTCAACAATTAAATTTAGATATTAAAGATATGTTTAGTTTTTTTAATGACTTAAAAAAAAATAATAATGAAGAAGAAAGTTTTAAAATTTTAGAAACATATGAAATTTCTAAATTAGATATTAACAGAATTAATCGTTATATTGAAATATATAATGATTATAAAGTTAAAATATCTAAAAATACTGATGAAGATTTAGATAGTGAAATGTTAGAGATAGCATATTAATTTAGACATTTTCTTCAGGAGTTATTGTTTCTGTTAATTCTACTGTAACATTAGTTACTTCAACTTTTCTATCAACATCATCATCATCATTTTTATCATCATTTTGTTTATCTTCTTTAGAGAAAATTTTAATTATAAATTTATCTTCAGCTAAATCTGGTATAGCCTGAGGAGATTTAGCAAATACCTTTCTAAATTCTGATACTGTACTTCCACCAATAGGTCTTGCTTCCATCATTAATCTCTCAAATTCTTTCAAAGCCCAAGGAGATAAAACATCTGAAGGGTCTCTATCTTCTCTACTCATACCCATTTGTAGTGTCATATATCTATAAAATGAACCAAATTGTTTAGAAATACTCGCGTGTTCTGCCGCTTTTTCATCTGCTTGATAAAATTTAGTTAATGATTGCAAAAGAGTTGATACTAAACCTACTGCACCAACTCCATATAAAAATCCATCTTTAATTTCTTGATTTTGGACACTAGTTGCAACTAAGGATAATGAAGAAGCAACGCAGGTTATTGCGATACTGGATAATGCTAATTTATTGGAAAATGCTTTCCATTCTCCACCAGTTTTAGCATGCATCCAACGTAAACCTGCGGCTTTTTCCCCCCATCCCGCCAATAATTTTTCTAAAGTAAATGTCCACGATTCAGCATTTACTTTTTTTTTTGCATCTCCCCATTTAGCAGCAAGTAAAGCTTCTTCAGCTCCAGAGTTTAAACCAGTTAACTTAGTCATTATAATAATACAAAAAGAAAAAAATATAATTTTTGAAAAATTATCGAAATTAATTTTCTAAAAATTCTGGAGAAATTTTACGCATTTTTAGATGACGAATCCATTCTTCCTGATTTTCATAAAATAGTTTATTTGAATTTGGATTGTAACAACCTTGAGGAAGTTTATATCCTTCATGATTATATTTTCCTGAACTCTCAATAACTCGAAAGTAGTTTTCTTCTTCTTTTGAACCCACTTTATCATCATAAGCCATTCCAGAAAGTGCATTTACAATTCTTGAATTAACAATATTTGAAGGATAAAAATCTGGAATACCTTTATTGAATGCAAGCAGTTTGTTATTGTTCTCAGTCATGACTTTTAACATTTTTAATATTTTTTATTTTAAATCAATTTTTTATATAATTAAAAAAATTGATTTTTTTATAATATATATTATGTTATACATAAAGATGCCTCATAAAGACAAAGAAGATCATAAAAGAAAACGAGGAAAAGATAAACAATATGAGAGATTTCAAAAAAATGGATTATTTTCACAAAAACATATTAGAATTACTGAATCTATCAAAGAAAAAAATACTAGTAAAAATTCTACTAATTCTCAGTCAGGCTAGATAAATCCAGTTTTTCTAATAATTTGTTTTTTATACTTAATTCTTCATTTAGTCTTTTAATTTCTTCCTGTTGTTGATTTAATATAGTTAGAATTTGATTATTATTTAATTTAATTTCTTGTCCATTTTGGTTAATTATAATTGGTGCATTTGCCTGTTCATTCATAGCTTTTTCTTTAGCTGCTTTCATCATTTCTTCTCTTTGTTGAGTTATTATATCTATTTGTTCTAATACATCTGGTTTATATTTTGGTTCTCCAGGTGGATAATCTTTTATTAATCTATGTATCTTATTTTTATAAAAATCTAATATTTCTGGATCTTTTACAAAATCTGTGAGAGATTTATCTGATACTTGACAATATTTAGGATCTGGATTTTCTAATAATTTTCTTTTATCAAATGTATTATGTTCATGTGAAAAAACTAATATAACTTTTTTTGGATCTAATTGTATAAATGGAATAGTATAATTATTTAAAAAAGCTTTTTCTTCTGCTAAAGCTGCTTCATCTTGATATCTTTGATTTTCTAGTAACTTTTTTCTAAATGCAAATGTACCTGCTGTAGCATGTCTCTCTCCATAAGGTCCAAATTGATATAATTTATCTATTTCATTAAAATATATATAAATTTCACTCGATCCTGCACATAAAGCTGATTTATGACTTTCTAACATTGAAACCGCATGACTAACTCTTTGTGGTGGATAATAATCATCATCATCTATGTAAACAATATATTCTCCTTCACATTTTTCATGCATTAAATTTCTTTTTTTGCCTAATGGTAATTTTTTATCTAATTTATAATATTTTATTTTAACAAAGTCTATATCTTTTATAAGATCCTCAATTGGATCTGTACCATCATCTATAATTATCCACTCTAATCTATCTTTTGGATAATCTTGTAATTCTACACATTTAATTAATGTGTTAATAAAAGGTCTTCTATTAAAAGTAGGAGTACACATACTTACTAATGGTTTAATTTTATCCATTTTTTTATGATTCTTTTTTCCCATTAATTATTTTTATAGATTTATTTTTATATTGGTGTTTCTTTATTAATTATAATATTTATTATCTCATCCATATGTAGATAATGTTCTATTAATTCTATATTATTTTGATTTATTTGGTGATAAATATAAATAACAAATGTTTTTACTAGATAAGTAATTAATGAATTATATAAATTTTTAATAAAATTTTTACTAATTATATTTCCACCTAAAAATGGTATAACAAAATTTAATACTAAATATTCATCAGAACTTGGATTTTTATCTTCTAAAATAATCTCAGTTAATACATTACCAATAAATTTTGCTGATTTTTTTTTATTTTTATTAGGAGAATTTATTTCTTTGTTATTTAATTTTGATATTTCCTCTGTTTTAATATCAAACAGAGGAAATACTGGTTTTTCAGAAATTACATTTATTTTTTTTCTATTAACCATTTCACATATGTTTGCTGGCGCAGATTTCACTTTTCTTAATACCATATAATATTATATACATAATTATTTAAATAAATAAATCAATTTTAATTAATTTTTATGTGAAATAAACTTTTGAATACTTACTAAAAGTTTCATTAACAATAATATTCCCCAAACTCCCCACATTGTATTGGTTACTGTTTGAGGAAGTAAATTGGTTTGTTGAGCTCTAATTGTAATTATAGCAGTTAAGAGTAAAGCTATTATATCTTTATTACATCCAAAAACTTCCATAATTCCTTCAGGAGAAGTTAATAAAGGACTTAATAATTTAAAAAATGTTGTTATCCATACAACCGTCATACTGCCAGCCCCAGTTAAAAATAAAAGTCCACCGCATCTCATAAAAATAGCAAATGTTATAAAAATTAATATTAATGTGAACCATCCACCTAACCAATCTATAAATTGATATAAAGGTTTTAAGAAATCTCCTCCCCATAAATTTTTATCTTCAAGATCTAATGGTTTATTATACCATCCTATAGAGACCATAAATAACCAAGCTGAAAGAATCATCAATACTAACATACCTAAATTTCCAAAAAATCCAGGACCGCAACCTGATGATAAATTCTTTATATAATTTTTAATTCCATCCGTAGATGCATTTTGTACAGTTCCTGGAGTTAATTTTTCTTTATTACAATCAAATTGTTCTAATCCTGGAGGTAAAAATCCCCAGAATATTGTTGTTAATGTAATTAATCCTAAAACTGGACCTATTACAAAAAATAGCCAACTACCCAATATAGTAGGAAGAATTGGTAATAAGCTATTTGTAGATAAACTTTTTGAAAATGGAAGGGCTAAAAATAATAACCAATCTGGAACCATCAACCAAAATTCTTGATCACATATTAATTTCATTAAAGATCTTGCAAACCAATTTTGATTTAACATAATATTAGCTATTTTGTATTTAAAATACCAAGTTGTCCATGAACCTTTACTTGGATCATATGGAACAATCCAACTATATGGCCATTCTACAAATGAACTATAGTTTCGATTTCCATTTAGTGAACCTGTCCATTTATGAATTTTATCTGCCCAATCTTTCATAGATATTTGATATGCACATGAGTCATTTTCACTTGCTACACCTCCTCTTTGATCATATTTATTAATTCCACCTCCTTTAGGTGCTTCTTTTGCAATTAATTTTTGTAATTCACTCTCATTAAGATTATTATTTCTGGGATTAGCTATTTCTTTTAATTGTTGCATTGCGGCCGCTTTTTGTTTTGCTGTTAATTGTGCTTTCGAAAAATCATCATCACTAGCAATTGCTGCTACTGCTTGTCCTGTTCTAGCATCTCTATATGATGTATAGGGAGGTAATTGAAGATCGGTAGGAAAAATATAATCTAAAATAGATTGATTTCTAAAAATTCCTCCTGGTTCAGCAATAGCTGGTTTTGATGGAGTATTAGGAAAAATTTTTACTAATACTATTGAATTTATGACTATTATTAAATATATGATTCCAACTACAAAAATCATTAAACTATCTTTAATAAATGTTTGCCAATCGATATCCGCCATATATATTAAATGATATAATTAAGTTAGATAAAAATACTGAAATAATATTTTTATCTAATTATTTATATATGAATAAATATAGAAATTTATTAATTTTTCTATTATTTTTAATAATAATTTTTAGTTTGTTTATAGCAAATAATAATTTATATGATCATAATTTTGTTGAAAATTTTACACAAATGGAGGATAATTTTGAATATCAAAGTGCTCATGATGATCCTTTTGCATTTGGCCCTGAAAGTGATGTCCCCGATCAAGTAGACAAAGATAATAAAAATAAAGGCGATAAAAATAATAATCTTAAAGATCTACCTCTTAATTTATCTAGAAATATTTATGATGCTAATGCTATTTTTAAGGAAGAAGATCAAATAAATGCAACTAAAGATTTATTATTAGATGAAAAATTTGCTAGAGAATATCCGGAATTATATGAAAAAATTGTCAAAATTGTTTTTAAAGATTTTATGAATAATCCTGAAGAAATTCAATACAAATTAACTGTTTCCAATAAATCTTGTGCTAATTGTCCTGCAACTAATTTAATTACTTCATTATCTACATTAGATCCTATTCAACTACAAAAAATTAAAGTTGCGATTGAAGAACAGGGTATTTCTGCCGGAAATTGCGATTTAGCTTATCCTCATCCTTCTTATGCCATTTTAAATAATTTTAAACAATTATCTACCTGTAATCAAGATTGTGATGATAAAAATAAAACTGGTTCTTGTCCACCAGTCGCTTTTAATTGTTTGATACAAGATACAGGAATTTGGAATTAACGAGCATAAGCTAAACCAGCATTTCCACTTACAAATTTTAATATATTATATCTTTCCTCCATACACTTAAAATTATATGTATATTCATAGATATTCCATACTGGTTTATTAATACCAATTACTTGACCTGAAGCATCACAAATAACTAATGTTTGTGCAGAAGCATCTAAAGGAGGAGTCATAACTTGAACCTCAAATTGTACAGTATTAAATTTACTTAAATTAATTGCTCCACTAGGCTGAAAATCAAAAGGATTACTATGTAAAGCAAAATTATAACAATTAAGACCAGTATCACTTGCAAATCCAAATGTTCTAATATATTTTTCTACTTGATTATAAATTTGTCTTGGTAAAATATTTTCTCTATATTTACCATCTAATAAAATTCCCATATTGATTAAAATGTCCTTTGTATTTCTATCTGTATAGGTTCCTGTATTTTTAATATTGCTACCTCCATAATATGAACCTGGATTTGTACCTGGTCCAATTGTAACTGGATTTATCCAACTACTTGATTCATATGAACCACCATATATAAATGATTCTGCTATGGTATCATTATTACTTGATGGACCTTTAGGGCAACATGGAGAGATAATATTCCAACTAGCTTGACTGTTTTGAACAGAACGATCTTTACAAAATGATCCTTCAGAAGTTGTAGGGAATAATCCTTGAGGTTTTTCATCATAAGGCCAATTTGTATAATTACTCCACTGATTTCTATTAATTGCATCTGTTCTTTGAAAATAAAACATCCAATTAGATATTAAACCTAGTGAATCTAAAGATATGCGTTGGGTTCCAGATACATTGTATTCGTGCCATTCATAAATTTCTTTTATTAAGTAATTTTGAGGTTTAGCTGCAAAAACTCTAACTTCTTCTTGACTTAAAAATGCAAATGTACTCATTAAATGTATATCTGCATTCCAATTAGTTCTTTTATTAGGAAAATTATCAATACCATCAATAGAATTTATATCTAGAGTATCTAGGTTTTCAAATAAAGGTTGTGTTAGAAATCTATAAAATTGAAATGCCTGAATATTTTGATTAGGTCTAATATATGGAGCTTTTATTGACATTTCGGGAGGATTTACATACTGATCTTCTTGTCCATCATCAGTGTAATAAAAAGGAACATTTGCAGGTATTCTCCAATACTCATTATTAGTTACATCTCTAACAACAAATAAATCTTCTACAGGTCTTAGTGTAAATCTAATTTGAAGTTGATTATATTGTAAGCTTACTAATGGAAAGGCCATTTGACTTGCAAGAGTAAACCAAATATTAATTGGAATATATAAGGTCTTTGCTCTAATAGATGGTTCACTACCAGCTACATCTTTAGTATGAAAGGCATTTGGATAAAAACCGTCATTGTTACTGAATTTTGAAGGATTATTTAATTCAGGAACATTTCCAGTCATTTGATAGTATAATAGTTTTTTGTCTCCTCTAAAATCTCTCTCAACTAAATTATACATATAATCTCCAGAAAATTTTTGAATCATTTGTCCTCCAACATAAAAGGAAACTTCTTTAATTATTTGTGAACCTATATTATCTATCCATTTAAATTCATAAGGTCTCCATTGACTGTATTCAGGATCAGGATTTAGATTTACTTGAACACCCTGAGCATTTTTACAATTACAGCGGTATACACCATTTTTATCACCAATATCTGGTACTATCATAGGTTGAAGAATAGGACTCCAAATATTAGGTAAATTAACAACTAAGTAAGTATCCATCAATAAATCGCCATATCTAGGAACATTAAAAGTAAAAAATGAATCTTGAGTCATATTTAGTACTCTCTGACCATTAATATCTAATCTAAATTTTTGTAAACCAAAATTAGTATATTTACTATATGCAAATTTAAAAAATGTTTTACTAGGATTTCCATTTAAAATTACATTTTGATTACCATAGGCAACTAGATTCATAAGACCTCCAGCCATTTTATGTTATATTATATTTATAATATAATTTTAAACATTTGTTTGAAAAATATATTATTTTAATTATATAATATAATATGGATAGCCAACCATTGGATGTAAAAAGTTCTATTGCAAAAGCTAGATCTCATACTATTGAATTATTACAGGAAAAATTTAAATCTGCTAATCTTTTTAAATTTATAATTTTATTATTAATTGTTGCTGTTTTAGTAGCTGTTATTTTTTGGGTTTTTGGAGTATTCCAACTAGCAGATAGTAATTGTGCAAGACTTAAAAAAGTTTATAATAATGAAACTGCTCCTTTAAATCCTATATCTACTGATGATGTATTTAATAATCCTATTTATGATTTTTACATAAAAACAGCTTATAATTGTTGTAGTGGTGGTAATTTTAAAAATAGTTTTGTTGATTCTAATTCCACTACACCTCCTTTTTGTGCTTTAAAAACTTGTATACAACAAGGAGCTAGATGTTTGGATTTTGAAATTTATTCAGTTAATCATGAACCTGTTATTGCTACTTCTTCAGTTAATAGTTTTAATATAAAAGAAACCTTTAATTATTTAAAGTTTTCAGATGCTATGAATTTTATTGCTCAGAATGCTTTTAGTGTAAGTACTACTCCTGTTTGGAGTGATCCTTTATTTTTAAATTTTAGAGTAATGAGTGATATACCTAATAATCCTATTTATCCTAAAATAGCTACTGCTCTCTTAAATGCTTTTAAAGATAGATTATTAGATACTAAACATAATCTAATGAATACTTGTAAGAGTATTGGTAATCTTCCTTTATCTCAATTTAAAGGTAAAGTTATTAATATTATTGATCCATTTACTTATGATATGTTAAAAACTATTTGTCCTCCAATTCAAGATTGTTCTGGTGCTGCTCCTTCTCAAAATGTTAATAATAATGAAGAAGTTGGTAATAAAGAAGGTGATAGATCTATTTCACAGTGTCAATCTCCTAATCTCTTAGAATTTTTAAATATGCATAGTGGTTCTCCTTTTCTACACACTTTTAGAGTAAAAGATCTATTACTCACTGACACCAATAATTTAAAATATCAAAATAAGACTTTAATGACAATTTTACTTCCCAATTTTAGTCCAGATGCTAAAAACTTTAATCCAAGTTTAGGATTTTCATCTGGTTGTCAATTTGTAGGAATGTCATTTCAAAATTTTGATACTAATTTAGAATATTACACTTTATTTTTTAATAAAGCTGGTTATTCTTTTGCCTTTAAACCTGCTAGTCTTAGATATATTAAAGTTACTGCTCCTGCTCCTGCTCCTTATCCGACATATACCAATGTTAATAGACAACCTCTTATGGTTACTAATGGACACGGACAACAAGTTAATCTTATTAATAATATTGGTCCTAATAGGACTGGAGTTGATAATGTCTTTCCCTTTCCACAAACTAATCTCAAAAATAATCCTAATGATTTTAGTAATACATAAAATATTATTATATATATATATGGGTTATGATATATTAGAAAAAAAAGAATTAGCATTATTAAGAAAAGCAGTTGATGAAGCTGAAATTAAAGCAAAAGTTGAATTATTAAATTCTGAAATAATTGGAAATATTATAAATATTGTTGAAGATTTTTTAAGAAAAAAACAATTAATATGTTATGGTGGCACTGCAGTAAATAATATTCTACCTAAAGAAGAACAATTTTATGATTATAGTATTGAAATGGCTGATTATGATTTTTTTTCAAATGATGCTCTAAAAGATACTAAAGAATTAGCAGATATTTATTATAAAAATGGTTTTGAAGATGTAGAAGCAAAAGCTGGTGTTCATGAAGGCACATTTAAAGTATTTGTTAATTATATTCCTGTGGCAGATATTACTCAATTAAATAATGTCTTATTTAAATCTCTCAAAAAAGATGCTATCGAAATTGATGGAATTTTTTATACTCCTCCTAATTTTCTTAGAATGTCTATGTATTTAGAATTATCTAGACCAGCTGGTGATGTAAGTAGATGGGAAAAAATTTTAAAAAGATTAATATTACTAAATAAAAATTATCCAATTAAGGGAAAAAATTGTGAACATACAAAAATTCAAAGAACTTATGAAGGAAATAAAAAATCTGGTAAAAAAATATTTCAAATTGTGAGAGATAGTTTTATAGATCAAGGTTTAGTATTTTTTGGTGGTTATGCTAATCTATTATATAGTAGATATATGCCTGAAAATGTAAGAAAAAAAATTAAGGCAATTCCAGATTTTGATGTACTATCTGAAGATCCTTTAAAATCGGCAATTTTAGTAAGAGAAAAATTAAATAAAAATAATTTTCAGGATGTTAAAATTTTAAAAGCAAAAGAATTAGGTGAAGTAATTCCAAATCATTATGAAATTAGAGTTAATAATGATACTGTCGCTTTTATTTATGAAACTATAGCTTGTCATAGTTATAATACAATCAAAATTGATGGAAAAAAAATTAAAATAGCAACAATTGATACAATGTTAAGTTTTTATTTAGCTTTTCTTTATGCTAACCGTTTATATTTTGATACCAATAGAATTTTATGTATGGCAGAACTATTATTTAAAGTTCAAATTAGACATCGATTAGCACAAAAAGGTTTATTGAAAAGATTTAGTACTAATTGTTATGGTACTCAAAAAACTTTGACAACAATTAGAACCGAAAAAACAAATAAATTTAAAAAATTAAAATCTTGTAGAAAAAAGAATAAAAAGTGTTCTCAAAAACTTAAAAAAGAATATGGATACAATTTTCTAAGATATATACCTACTAATAATAAAACCCAAAAAATTGTTAAAAATAAAAAAAAGTAATCTAATACCATTATATTTTTATTAAAAATTTTAATGAATATATAATTATATACAAATGTATTCTTTAATGTCAGGCTGTGCAATTTCAGATTTTATTCTTGCCTGTGGTTGTGGATTTTTTTGTGGTTGTGGTTCAAGAAAAAAGTATAAAAAACAATGTAAAAGAGAAGTAGTTAATTATAGAGCTGGTTGTTTAGATTTTATATTTCTTGATAATGGTAATACATTTGTATAATAAATATTTAATTCTATTAACATCTATTTACTAAATCTCCTATATTATAAATTGTTTTAAAAACAAAGATTACAAACCAAGTAACTAATATTATTAGAAAAAAATGAATTAAAAAGTTTAAAATCATTAAATGTTTATCTTCTAAATCATGTTTATTTAATTCCTCCTTAATAAAATCACTAAGAATAAATATGATTGCAAATATAGATGCTGAAAAAACTGCACTATGAATATTTTTATTATCAACTCCTCCTTTTTTCATATTACACCAACCATATGATTTTACCATTTTATACTATTTATATATAATAAAATTGATTAATATAAATATAGATAAAATTTTATAAAATGAAATCTAGTTGGAGAGAAATTATTACAAATTTTAATTCTGAAAATATATTTACTTTAATTGAAAATATTTATAATGATGATAATAAAATTTATCCAGACCGAAATAATGTTTTTCATTGTTTCGATTTTTGTGAAATAGATGAAATTAACGTTGTTATTTTAGATCAGGATCCTTATTATAGCAAAAATCACGCATCTGGGTTGGCATTTGCAACACTTAATAAAGATTTGCCACCGTCATTAAATAATATTAAAAAACTATTAAAATCAGATTTAAATATAGAATTAAATAATCCAAATCTAGAAAATTGGGCTAGTCAAGGAGTTTTACTATTAAATAGTTCATTAACAGTTGAGGAAAATAAACCAGGTAGTCATATTAAATTATGGAATAAATTTATAGATTATATCATAAATATTTTAAGTGAAAGAAAAAATATTGTTTTTATAGCCTGGGGCGCATTTGCTTTTAAAAAACTTGAAAATATTGACTTAATTAATAATAAATTAATTGTTTCTTCCCATCCATCACCTTTGAGTTGCAATAAAAAATTTAGAAATTTTCCAAGTTTTAATGATTCTAAAATATTTTCAAGAACAAATTTATTATTATTAACATTAAATAAAAAAGAAATTGAATGGTAATAAACAAATATTATTATATAAATAATAATGACTGACTCTGCAACGAGACCTACTTGGGATGAATATTTTAAAGAAATTGTAAATATAACCTCTAAAAGATCTGTGTGTCCTAGACTTAAAGTGGGTTGTTTATTAATTAAAGATAATAGAATTATAGCACAGGGTTATAATGGATATTTACCGGGTTGTGATCATGAACCAATTTATAAAGATGGTCATAATATTGGTACTATTCATGCAGAACAAAATGCCATAACTGATTGTGCACGAAGAGGTGTTTCTACAGAAAATTGTACAGCAATAATAACTCATTATCCTTGTTTTAATTGTTTTAA